TTCATTGACAAACACTCAAGCGCCCCCAAGACGCCGAGCCGCGGGAAGCCCGCCTAGGGGAGAGGCTACGTCCTCCAAGGAAGAACTCCGCAAGCTGATGCTTGCGATGAACCCGGACGCGGAGCAGATCGAGGAAGCGGTTGCGGCCGCCCCGCGGGTTCCCAAGGTGGCAAAGGGGCTGGGCAAGGGCTTTTATGAAGCAAACATCGCTCCCTTGCTTTCGCCTAAAGAGACCGCGATGGCGATCTTTGGGGCAGGCAGGGAGTTTGTCAAAGACCCCAAGGCCTTTGGCGAGGCTGCGGCAAAGTCAGAACTCGAGCGGTTGAAGACGGCGGGTGAGAAACCTGAAGCCGCGGCGGAGTATTACGGGGGACTTTTAAGCCCGTTCAGCATGCTGCGCCGCATACCGAACCGTAGCGAACTTGATGTTTACCAGGGCTCACCGTTTAAGTTTGAGCCAACCCCGAACAACCCGCTTGGTGAATTTGATATCACCAAAGCAAGCAGCGGTGCGGGTCAGCAAAACAGGGGCCCTGGGACTTATCTTGCCGAGAACCCAAAAGTCGCTGGGCGTTTTCGGATTAAGTACAGTCCGATCACTAATATCGGTGAGAAGCGTCCACCGGGATATCTATACACCGCTGATCTACCGGACTCAATGATTGAGAGGATGATCGACCTAGACGCGCCAATCGTAAATCAACCGAAGATCCGTGAGACGTTGTTGAAGATTGCTGATGATGGCGTACTGCCCGCGGAAAGCGCCGAGTACTTGCGGCTTTTGCTGACAACCCAAGACAGGAGGTTCCAGAAAACACCGTTGACTGGGTACGGACTCGTAGCCATGCCGCGTCATTTTGGTGGCATCTTTGAGGACGTGACCGAAGCCAATAGCGTCCTGCAACGCTACGGCATTCCGGGATCCAAGTGGAAGGATGATGTTTCGCGTGGCCCGGACAAAGGCACACGGAACTTTGTGGTGTTCCCGGGCGAGGAGAAGAAGGTCAAAATCCTTGAACGAGAGAGTGGAGGCGAACGCGTGAAATCTACCCCCGTCAAACGCGCCGCAGGCAGCCCACCCAAGGGCGAGACCTCTGCTTCGCAAGAAGAGCTGCGTCGGTTGATACGCGCCATGAACCCTGATTCGGAGCAGATCGAGGAGGCCGTGGCCGGTGCGCCGCAAGTTACTGAGCTTTTGGGACGTTTTGGAACGGGCCTACGTAACCAAATCACGGGGCTGGCAGCGTTGCCGGGGCTGGCAGCGGACCTTGGACAGGGAGCCTTACAAAAAATTCGTGAGCTTTCTCCCCCAGAGCTTCGCGGAAAAGCCCCGCCCATGGACACGCAGACAATTAACGCGTTTATTGGAGCGGCGAATCGTGCAAAGGATGATCCAAAAGGGACCGCGGCCAAAGCGCTTGCTGCTGTGGGGAATTACATCAAAGAGGGCACTTCGAGCCCTGGCAACTTTGCACAGATGCTGGGCGAGAACGTCCCGCTTCCTGTGCCTCGCCCCCCTCCTGTATTGCGCATGGCTGAAGAAACAGCGGCGGATACCCCGCGTATGCAGCAAATGGTTGCGCAACAGTTTGCCGGTCGGCTTGATGACTTTGTGTCCAAGCTCAAAGGGCCTGTACAGAAAGATCAATTTCTTGGGCAGATTTCAAACAGATTCCGTTCGTACGATGTAGATCGTGCAAAACAAGCACTTGCTGATTTACCGGACAACGCTCGCCTAGCCCCACAAGAGTTAGCGGGAAAACTTGCGGCAACGCTAAGTCCGACGGATTTGACCACCAAGATCATTCCTCCGCGAGAGGAAGGGTTTTACCGACTCTATGACAATCCGTATCCCGAGCGCCCGTTAGGCATTATTCATCTTAACAAGCAAGAAAACCTCTCTCCCGAAGAGATAACCCGGCGTGAGGGGCTTGATCGGCTTGACAAGGCCGCTAGTGAAACCCCCACTAGTTTGTTTGGTGTCATGGGACCTAACTTTAAACAAGATGTTTTAAAAGCTGTTCGTGATTCGGGAGCGGACACTGCGACAACGCAATCAACTGTAGAAAGGCTTTCTGGGCAGTTAGATCAAGTAGTCAGCCTGTACGATGAGGCCAAGCGTTACTTCGACATATTTGAGGGCTACAGCACCGCTCTTACTATACCCGGAGCGTTGACAGCACGGTTGCCTGGACAAGACTATCCACCGTATCACAAGCTTAGTTTAACGCTGCTGCGTGGGTACGACAAGGCGCAAAAGGACAAAGGGGAATTTGTAACTATTTCTGACAACTACGGTAAAGCTAATCGTCTTGCGACAAAAATCGTATTCATGGATTCTCTGAATGGATTTTTGCGGCAGGTAGAGCCGTACATTAAACAAACAACAAACAACGGGTCGTTACAGGCATTTAATCAACTAAAAAATGTGCAAGACCTTATAAAGAGGAATCCAGACTGGGCGCGTGATCCAGACTATCTTTATGCCGCTACAGCTCAAGACACCCAAGATTTAATTAAATTAGGAAAATCAATTAGAGTGTACGAGGGAAATGGTTTTGGAATGAAAGCTACCGATCCGTTGTATGACACAATTAGTTCGTTGTCCAAAGCCGCTCAGGCTTGGAGACTCAGTTCTTACCAACAACGCGTGGCTGAAACGGCATCGACATTACGTGGGCTATCAGAGTTGGCGAAAGAGCGCGGGCCCTCGTTGTATAAAGGTCAACACCCTACACTTGAAGGGGGAATAAATCCCGTTGCATTTAGTCGATTCTCAGAACACACCGCGGATATCCCCGGACTGGGCACAGGAGTACGAGGAATCTATGTCAATGAGCTCCAATCGGATCTGTTGCAAGACGTCCGTCAACTTGGAGCCAAGGGCAGAACACAGGAGATGGATCAAATTGAATTGAGTCGATTAATCAGAGAACAAAGCGCTCTACGTAACCGTATTAATCAGGGAATTAGGGGCGAAGACTTTACAGATCCAGAGGACTTGGAAAGCCTTAAAAGCGAACTTAAACGGAACATTAAACGACAAGAGATACTAGGAAAACGACTGACAAAAGCCAATCCATCGTCCTTCTCTAGTCGATTGGGTCGGTACACTAGTATGTATCAACTGCCAGAGCCCTTTGCGGGGATGGAGACCTCTCCTGCTGTCTTACAGCAATTACTTATTAAGAATGTGATTGGCGCAGCGGCACGACGTGGCGATAGTTTTGTTGCGTTCCCCGGCGTGCAATCAAAACAACCGCAGCTTTATAAAAACCTACCAAACAACCTTAAGCAGGCGGTTAAGGATCTTGGCCCAGGCTTTGATGTTAGGATGATCACGCTTCCTGGCGCGAAAGGCGAACCTTTTACGCATCCCGCAGTGGTTTGGGGACCCGAGGCAGCAACGCGCGTCACGCAAAAAGGTATTCCCTTTGCCCAAGGTGGCGAAGTCAAAACGCTGGCAAAGTCGTACTAACCGTATTAGGATCACAACATGCCAATTGACAAAGCTATCAACCCGGCACCCGACGGCGGAATTCTGGTCATTGCCGAGGAAGCGCCCGAGATGCCGGACGTTGAGATTGTTATTGACGACGAGGGCGGTGCGACGATTGAGATTGGCGAAAGCGAAGCGCAGGAAGTCGACTTCTATGCGAATCTTGCAGAGGTCGTGGACTCTGATGAGTTAGGCAGGATTGCCCTAAACGTATCCGCAATGTTCGAGGCGGACAAGGGCTCTCGATCGGACTGGGAACAGATGTACGCCAAGGGGCTCGATCTCTTGGGTTTGCGCATGGAAGAGCGTACGAAACCCTTTCGTGGCGCGGCGGGCGTGACCCATCCGATGTTGCAAGAGGCCATTATTCAGTTCCAGGCGCAGGCTTTTAAAGAGTTGATGCCCGCGGGCGGCCCGGTACGCACGCAGATTTTAGGCAAAGAGACCGTTGACAAGTTCCAGCAGGCTTCGCGCGTGCAGGACTTCATGAATTACCAGATCACGACGGTGATGGAAGAGTACACACCGGAGTTTGATCAGCTCCTGTACTACACCGGATACGGTGGATCGACCTTCAAGAAGGTCTATTACGACATGCAACTCGGTCGCATGGTGTCAAAACTATGCCTCGCGGACGATGTGTACATCCCGTATAACGGTTCGAGCGTCGTGTCGCAGTGTTCGCGGCTGACCCATCGCATTGCGATGGACGCGAACGAGTACCGCAAGCGCGTTTTGGTCGGCGAATACCTGGATATTGCGGTAGATCTTGAGCCAACGCCCGCGGATCCGAGCCAAATTCAAGCTGCGATTGACAAAGTGACAGGCGTACAGCCGACCGATCAGGCGGGCGAGGTCTTTTTGCTTGAGATGCTGGTCGATTTAGACCTGCCGGGCTTTGAAGAGAAGGGCGAAAACGGCGAACCGACGGGAATTAAGCTCCCGTACGTTGTCACGCTAGCCGAAGACACGCTAAAAGTCATTGGGATTCGTCGAAATTGGCGCGAAGAGGACGAGAAAAAGCGTCGGCGCAATTATTTTGTGCATTATGTTCTTGTCGAAGGCCCTGGCGCGTATGGTTTGGGCTTTGTGCACCTCATTGGCGGCCTTTCTAAGGCTGCTTCAAGTGCGTTACGGCAGCTAATTGACGCTGGAACGCTTGCAAATTTGCCTGCGGGTTTCAAAGCTCGAGGCGCGCGCATCGCGGATGACTCAGATCCTATTCAACCAGGCGAGTGGCGCGATATCGACGCCGGTGGCGCGGAACTTTCGGCCTCTCTCTTGCCACTTCCGTACAAAGAACCAAGCCAAGTGCTGTTTGCGCTGCTTGGATTTGTCGTGGACGCCGGCAAACGGCTCTCGAGCACGGCTAACATGCAAGTTGGCGACGGCAACCAGTATGCGCAGGTCGGCACGACACTCGCGTTGCTCGAGCGCGGCGCGATGGTCATGTCCGCGATCCACAAGCGGTTGCACTATGCGCAGTCTTTGGAGTTCCGGCTGCTCTTTGAGGGCTTTGGCGTCTATCTGCCAGATGAGTACCCGTACGATGTGCCGGGTGCGAGCCGCAAGATCAAGCGTGCGGACTTCGACAATATGGTTTCGGTGCAGCCGGTTGCCGATCCGAACATCTTCAGCAGCGCGCAGCGCATTCAGCTTGCCCAGATGCAGTTGCAGATGGCGCAGAGCGCGCCACAGATGCACAACATCTACGAAGCGTATTATCGTGTCTACGCAGCACTTAACATTCGCGATATTGACGGTATTTTGCTCCCGCAAAACAACCAAATGCCCCGTGATCAGTTGTCCGAGAACAGTGCTGTGTTAAACAACATGAAGCTCAAGGCTTTTGCTGGCCAACAACACGATGCGCACATTGCAGCGCATTTGATGATGGGGCTATCTCCGATGCTTCAGAGCAATCAGATGGCTGCTGTTGAGCTTCAGCAGCACATTTTGGATCACTTGCGTCTTAAGGCTGAAGAGGACGTTGAGGCAGAGCTTTTCCGCATGTACGGTGTGGATCCTGACCGCATGGTTTCAGCGATTCAGAAGGAAGGCATGATTGCAATTAAAGCAACGACGTACATGCAAGAGATGCGCAACATGCAGTCGCAGATCTCTGGCGAAAGCGCGGGTGGCGAAGACCCGTTGGTCGCGCTTAAGAAGCAAGAGCTTGATCAGCGGGCTGCGGCAGATCAGGCCAAGATGCAGTTGGATCAAGCCAAGCTGCAATTAGAGACGCAAAAGATGCAGCAGGCGTTGCAGATTGATCAGGCGCGATTGCAGTTACAAGCATCAAAAGGAGGGCGAAATGCCGCTTAAAAAGGGAACAAGTCAAAGGACTATTAGCCGCAACATTGGTGAGCTTGTTGGGGCGTATAAAGAAAAGGGTCGCATTGGCACAAGCAGACCAAAGAGCAAAGGCGCTGCGATAAAGCAAGCAGCGGCTATTTCGTATGCCAAAGCGGGTAAAGCGCGCAACATGAGCAATGGTGGTGTCATGGGCGCGGTGCGGACGGTGAAGAAGAAAGACGGTAATCGTCCAGTCAAAATTTATTAGCTTAAATAAGCGCCTCGGGTGGTGCGCAAAACCGCCTGCTTTTCATGGAAACCTACCATGCTTGAATTTGCAGAAGCAGTTTTAAAAGAAATTAGAAATCTCCGTGAGTCATCGGAAGGTATCGTCTTAAACGGCACGATCGTTGATATAGAGCGTTACCGCTTCATGATGGGTCGTCTGGAGGGTTTGAAGCTTGTAGAGGAATCCGTGAAGGCGCTTTTGAAATCGCAAACGGATGACGATGGCTTTTTACTCTAACAGGAGACTTATGAGCGCAGTAGCAACAGAGCCGACCGCACTTGAGAAAAAGTGGGCGGAAGAGGCAAATAAAAACGTGCCAAGCCTAGAGGACGCTTACACGTCGGAGGGTTTTAAGCCCGATAAACTTGACGAGACGGTAATTGATCGTATTCCAACCCCTACAGGTTGGCGTATTGCAATCCTGCCGTATCGTGGAGCAGAGAAGACCAAGGGGGGCATCGCCCTGTCCGAAGAGACGCAACGTAAGCAGCAGCTAGCTACTGTTTGCGGTTACGTTTTAAAAATTGGTCCGTTGGCGTATGCCGACGAGGTTAAATTCCCAGACGGGGCATGGTGTAAGAAGGGCGACTGGATTATTTTTGGCCGTTATGCGGGATCTAGGATCCCTATTGATGGCGGAGAGATTCGGTTAATTAATGACGATGAGGTCTTAGGTATTGTAAAAAATCCCGAGGACGTACTTCACCTGTGGTAAGGAGAATTTAAAATGGTCAATCAATCACTAGAGTTTAGTGTCGGAGAGAACGAACAGCCTGCCACTGTTCAAGTTCCAGTAGAGGAAGAGACCCCTAGCTTGCCACAGGTTGTTGAAACTGCTCCTGTGCAATCGGACAAGGGGGAGCTTGACGAGTACAGCGACAAGGTTCAAAAACGCATTGACAAGCTGACTGCTCGTCTTCGAGAGACGCAACGTCGTGAGCAGGCAGCTTTGGATTATGCCAAACAAGTTCAAGCGCGTTCACAAGAGCTCGAGCAGCGGTACGTAAGGACCGATGGGGAGCGTTTGGTTGAGGCGCAAAATCGGGTTGAAACCCAAGCGGTGGCACTTAAGCAGATTATTCGTAAAGCCCGTGAAGAGGGGGACATTGACACCGAAACCGAGGCCCAGCAGAGGTTAGCGGCACTAACCCTGGAAAACTCACAAATCCAGGCAGCCAATGCCCAACGTGAAGCCTACATGCAGCAGCAACAGCAGCCGCAACAGACCTATCAGCCCCCCGCCCCGCAGGTGCAGCAGGTCGACCCTCGAGTCGAGGAATGGGCCGAGAAAAACAAGTGGTATGGCCGAGACAATGTCATGACCCACGCCGCTTGGGGCATCCACCGTCAGTTAATATCAGTTGATGGCGTTGACCCCAACTCAGACGAGTACTATGATGAGCTTGACAAACGTATCCGGGACGCTTTTCCACACAAGTTTCAGGAAAACGGCTCGGGCACGCAGAGCAGGACCCGTAACGTGCAGACGGTTGCTCCTGCCTCACGATCCTCTGGGATCAACAACACCGCACGCCGCACTGTCAAATTGACCCCTAGTCAAGTGGCAATTGCAAAAAAGCTGGGCGTTCCTCTTGAGGAATACGCCAAGTACGTAAAGGAGTAGTGCAAATGTCAGACGTTAAATTGCCAATTACCCGCGCTTCTCGCGAGACCGAAACTCGAGAGAAGACCGCGCGACGTCGTCCATGGGCACCGCCTTCACGCTTGGATGCGCCAGCAGCACCCTTGGGATACAAGCATCGTTGGATTCGGGCTTCGGTGGGTGGGATGGAAGATCGCACGAATGTTGCAGGTCGTCTCCGAGAGGGGTACGAGTTGGTTCGAGCGGATGAATATCCCGACTTTCCGACCCCAACAGTAGATGATGGCCGACACGCCGGAGTGATCAGTGTGGGAGGCCTTCTTTTAGCTCGCATCCCCGAGGAAACTGTTGCAGAGCGCAGTGCGTATTATCAATCAAAAGCGAGCGACCAAATGCAGGCCGCAGACAACGAATTAATGAAGAGTAATGCTCACTCGAGCATGATCATTGAGCGTCCGTCGCGTCGGTCTCGTGTTTCATTCGGCGGTTCCAAAAAAGGAACTAGTGAATAACTTTTTTTGAGGACACATTCAAATGGCTAATGTAAATAAGCCTTTTGGTCTCCGTCCTCTCGGCAACTTGTCTGCGACTGGATCTCAGAAGCAGTACGGTTACGAGATTGCGGACAACCAATCAGGCGCAATTTTCCAGGGCGACTTGGTTACGTTGAAAGACGGTTTTATCGTTAAATTTGCTCCGGCCACCCATACGGCGGCCGTTGGTGTGCTTAATGGGGTTTTTTACATTGACCCCACGAGCAGTAAGCCAACCTTTAAGAACTTCTACCCGGGCAGCATCAACATCACTGAAGGCAAGATTGTTGCCGATGTAATTGACGACCCGAGTCAGTTGTTTATTATCCAGGGAGATGAGGACGCTGTGCAGGCAGATTTTGGCAAAAATGCCGACGTTACTGCCAGCACGACGGGCTCAACAGTCACTGGGGTGTCCAATATGACTTTGGATTCTTCGACAATCGCTACAACGGCGGCGTTGAACCTAAAGCTTATTGGCAAATGGGACGTTCCGGGCAATGCCTTGGACGAGAACTACACCATCGTGGTTGTCAAAATCAACGAGCACCTGTACGGCAGTGCCGGTGTGGCTGGCCAGTAAGGGGTAACTACACATGGCAATTTCACGTGCACAATTAGTAAAGGAA